GACTATGAACCGCCCATGCCCATCTTCATATCGACGAACTATTGATAAATACTAGTATGAAAAACTTAGACCTAATTAGTGAAGAATTATTTAATAAAATACGTGGACGTTTTCCAAGCGTTACGATTGGCAATGCTGAAGGCAATGTAACCAATGTTCCCAATGAAGCAAGATTTTTTGATTTTGATTTTAAAGAAGGCGAACAGAATTTAGGTAAGGTAAGTATAAGTGTAGATGATACTAGTGTAAGTGTTATGTACAGTAATAATTTTATCGAAGGTCAAGATAAGTTTACAAAAGAAAAATGGTATGGGTTTTTAAAGGAGCTAAGGTATTTTGCTAAAAAGAGACTATTAAATTTTGATACCAGAGACATAACAAAGTCAAATTTAAATAAAAGAGATTATAAGTTTTTAGCAACTAATTCCGGGGATGAAACAATGAGCGAATCAAAATTATATGGTACTAGTAAAATTAGTTACCAAAAAGTAGGCGAAGCACGTATTGTAATTAAGCATACAGAAAGTATTAACCAAGAAAGTGCTGCAGGACGCACACGTAGTATTGGCAAAATATATATTGAAAGTGCCGATGGCGAACGTTTTATGTATCCGTTCAAACACCTAAGTGGTGCAAGAGCAATGGCACGTCATGTAGCAGAAGGCGGTAAACCGTTTGATGAGTTTGGTGGACACATTGTTGGTCTGTCAGAAGAGATGAGCAAGTTACGCAAGTTTAACAACTACATGGGTCGTAGTGCTGTAATGGCAGAAAGCCTAGCAGGGTATGTTGACGCAGTTAAAGCACGTATTAGTACAGTTAAGAAAACAATTGAGTCATTGCAAAAGCCAAAGTATTATGCAGAAACATTTGCTGCATATGCTGCACCAATGATGGAAGATGTACCTACAGACGTTGCAGAGAATTGGATTGATCAATTAACTATTAAACAGTTTAACGAAGAACTAGCTGATGTATTTCCGTACATTTATAACCTAGTAAGTGAAGCAAATAAAGCAGAAGGTCTAGGACCAGACGATTTATTAGGTGAAGCTGATGTAGTAGAAGCTCTTATGAAAGGTCATGAAAAATATCATTGTAAAGACTGTGGCTGTCAAATGCATAATTGTAAGCCAGACTGTGATTGCAAACATGATTCGCATGACGAAAAAGGCGCTTGGTGGGAAGATAAAGACGGTAACGGCATTCCAGATGTAATGGAAGGTTCGACTATGACAGAATACGAAAATTGGGCAGATCAAGTAATAGACGAAGGATTAGAAAAAGAGCCAAAAACACCTGTAGGCGAATACGTACTTAGTATGTTTGATCGTGACTCGGGTAAGTTTCCAAAAGGTGAAACAGCAGTACTAACAGCTATTGAAAAAGACTACGGCGAACAATACATTAATCCAGCTAAGAAATTTATCGAAGCAATTTTTGCAAAGTTTGAACAGTATAAAGCAACTAACGGCGCTATGTTAGGCGAAGCAGGCGGCGAAGAGATTTTCCTAGACTTTAGCAAAGAGTTAATAGATGTCCAACGTACAGACGATACTGAAGAATTTACTGCAAAACTTGACGGATTAGGTTATAGAGCCGGATCAGAAGAAGAAATTGATCTTGAAGGTACACCAGTTAATGTTAAAATAAACGCAATTGGTAATGTACAAGAAGGTGAATTTGAAATTGTTAGTGTTACAGGTGACGATGGTACACAATATGTACTAGACGAAACTGACACCTGGGACATAGATATGTTGACTGATACCTTTAGTAATGCATTAGCAACTGAAGACGCAGTATTAACACAAAGCGCACCAGATACTGGCACTGTAATGGAGCCAACAGTGGGGCAAGAAGAACAAGACGACCTAAGAAGGTTAGCGGGGTTATAACATGGAAAAGACAATACAGCAATTAATAGCAGAGATGGATCGTATCGAAGCATCAGCAGCAGGTGAGCAATACACTCCTGCAACTACAGAAAACGTACATGTGCCACTAGAAAATAGTACATATCCAGAAGCTGAAAAAGTAGTAAAGTCAGTAGCACAAGAAATTAGAGAACTAGGCGATCGTTTGATGGCAATACAGGCATAGACATTTAAATTCACAAATTTGTCAGAAAGAGGTTGACTTCTGATAAGTAAAACTGTATAATAGTATATGTGCTGTTATACAACAAGGCACGCAGTACCGTAGCAATGTAGCTACAAATATCATAGGCACTAACAGGAGGCATTAAACTATGGCATCATTAGCAGAAATCCGAGCGAAGCTCAAAGAACAAGAAGCAAACACAGGCGGCAATCGTTCGTCAGGTGGCGACAACGCAATTTACCCATTTTGGAACATTAAAGAAGGCGAAAGTACAACTTTCCGTTTCCTTCCTGATGCAGACGATACAAACACTTTCTTTTGGAAAGAACGTTTAATGATTAAATTGCCGTTTGCAGGCATTAAAGGTGAAACTGATTCTCGTCCAGTACAAGTACAAATTCCATGTATGGAAATGTATGGCGAGTCATGTGACATTCTTAACGAAGTACGTGGTTGGTTCAAAGACTCAAGTCTAGAAGACATGGGTCGTAAATATTGGAAAAAACGCTCGTATATTTTCCAAGGGTTTGTAAATGATAATCCATTAACAGACGACACTACACCTGAAAACCCAATTAGACGCTTTATTATTGGTCCACAAATCTTCCAAATTATTAAGGCAGCATTAATGGATCCAGACATGGAAGAATTACCAACAGATTATACTGCTGGTGTAGACTTCCGTCTTAACAAAACATCTAAAGGCGGTTATGCAGACTATTCAACATCTACCTGGGCACGTCGCGATCGTCCATTAAACGATCAAGAAATGGCAGCAGTTAATTCAAACACTTTATTTACATTGTCAGACTTTCTTCCAAAGAAGCCAAGTGACATCGAAGTTAAAGTAATGAAAGAGATGTTCGAAGCGTCAGTAGACGGTGAAGCATATGATGCTGAACGTTTTGGTCAATATTTCCGTCCAGCGGGAATGTCAGCTAAGACAGGTGATCCAAATAAAGCGTCATCGAATGGCACAGCAACTTCTAGATCTCCGGCTCCAGTAGTAGCACCAACTCCTCCAACAGCAGAAGCAGCACCATTTGCGGCAGATGTAGCAGTAGCAGAAGCAGCTATTGCGGCACCGGCAGCAGCACCAGCAGCCCCTGCAGAAGGTAATGCACAAGACATACTTGCAATGATTCGTTCAAGACAGTCTAGCTAAAGCAACTATGAAGGGTTGCTATGTTATGTAGCAACCCTCTTTATATCACAGCTAATTAGGAGAAACAATGGCTAAATCATTTGATGTTAGCAAGTTCCGTAAGGACTTGACTAAGAGTATCTCAGGCATGAGTACAGGATTTAACGATCCTACTGATTGGATCAGTACAGGATCATATGCACTAAACTATCTTATCTCAGGATCCTTTCACAAAGGAGTTCCACTAGGTAAGGTTACTGTGTTTGCAGGTGAATCAGGAGCAGGTAAGAGTTATTTCTGCGCTGGCAACATTGTAAAACACGCACAGGATCAAGACATTTTTGTAGTATTAATTGATACAGAAAATGCACTTGACGAAAGCTGGCTACAAGCTCTACAAGTAGACACAAGTCCAGAGAAGTTACTCAAACTTAATATGAGTATGATTGACGATGTGGCAAAAACTATCTCAACATTTGTTAACGACTATCGTGCTATGGATGAAGAAGACCGTCCTAAAGTATTGTTTGTAGTTGATTCGTTGGGTATGTTGCTAACACCTACTGACGTTGATCAGTTTAACAAGGGTGATATGAAAGGTGATATGGGTCGTAAGCCTAAAGCACTAACTTCATTAGTCCGTAATACTGTTAACATGATTGGCTCACTTAACGTAGGCTTAGTATGTACTAACCACACTTATGCATCGCAGGATATGTTTGATCCAGATGATAAGATTAGTGGTGGCGCAGGCTTTATCTATGCATCAAGTATTGTTGTTGCAATGAAAAAGATGAAGTTAAAAGAAGATGAAGACGGCAATAAGATCTCAGAAGTTATGGGCATCCGTGCTGGTTGTAAAGTAATGAAGACTCGCTATGCAAAACCGTTTGAAGGTGTGCAGGTTAAGATTCCTTATGAAACTGGTATGAATCCTTACAGCGGGTTAGTTGAATTGTTTGAGAAGAAGAACTTGTTAGTTAAGCAAGGCAATCGACTCAAGTATATTAACCTAGCAGGCGAAGAAGTTCTTGAATATCGTAAAGCATGGATGCTTGATAATAGACTTGATCAGATTATGATGGAATATGACGAGAAGATGAAGCCTGTGGTAAATACCGATGTTAATGTAGGCTTAATTGACAACAATATTGAAGAACTAATCGAGGAGTAAATAATGGACGATAGTCAGATTGCAGAACTTTGGACAACTTTAAAAGAGTACTTAGATAAGAAACATGTTGAAATGGCAGCCGAACGCTATGTTGATGTGTTAGCTGATTTTGGTATTAGTGACGAAACGTTCAAAGATGTAATAGGTGCTGAAGAAAATTTAGATCATGCAATTAGCTATTATCTAGACATTGACGAAGATGTTCTAGAAGAAGAAACAGATTGGGATGAATAATGGGATGGTATAGTGAAGTATCACGAGATATATCTAAGATACCTTCAGCTGTGCAATTCTTCGAAGACGAGTTAGTCGAAGCCCGGGTTGAAGTAAAGCTCAAAGGCAATGTTGAACGTGCCGCGGCAGAAATGCCCGGTATCGTTGAGCATCGTTTTAATCAACTTCAAGAGATTGAAGCAATCCTACATTACTTAAACATTGAGCTACGTAGATTGCGTAGCTCGTACTTTAAGAAGTACCTTGAAAACTATCAACGAGCTCTGTCAAGCCGTGACGTTGAAAAATACGTAGACGGTGAGGCAGATGTTGTTGACTACGAAAAGATTATCAACGAATTTGCACTAATGCGCAACAAGTGGTTAGGACTCTTAAAAGGTCTTGATCAAAAGCAATGGCAGATAACTAATGTTGTAAAGCTAAGAGTAGCAGGGATGGAAGATGCAAGTTTATAATGTTCTTATAGGATGCGATCAAAAGTACTACGAAGATTGGGGAATACATCTAATACGAAGTATTAGGTATTTTAATCCTTGGATAACATGCCATGTACACGTGGTTAATCCAATACATGTCGAAAAAATTGACGGTGTTGAGTATACTACTGAACACCGTGATTTCCCAAATGACACTGTTAAAATAGGATATTTGCAATGTGTAAGATTTTTAAAAGTTGCTGAAAAGTTTACAGATAATGATCTAGTAATGACACTTGATGCTGATACTATATGCACAAGGAAAACCACTCCACAAGCGTTTGAAGAAGCCACTAAGCATAAGATTACTATGCTAAGACATTTAAAAGCAAAGCACTGGTTAGCAGGACTGGTAACTTATGGCGAAGCGGGCTTTAAAGATGAATTAGCAGCTAAATTATTAGAAAAGCCTATTGAACAATGGGCACCTTTTTGGGACCAAACTATACTCGCTGAACTTAGTAAAAAGTATACATACAATGAACAACCAGCAAGATTATTTTGGATGAGTATAGGAAAAAATGGAAACCAGAGTGTATTTTTAACACTCAAAGGTAACCAAAAAGAAAAATCTAAGTATCTTGATACATACAAAAAATTTATGGTAAGGAATATATAATGCTAGACGAACACCTAGGTGGACACAACGGATTAACACATTTAGACGAAGGTGCTCTAACATGGTTAAAACAATTAGGACATACAAGTTTTTTAGACATTGGCTGCGGCCCAGGCGGCATGGTAGAGCTTGCTGAACAATTAGGTTTTAAAGTTCTCGGAGTTGACGGCGATCATACACTTGAAAGATATAAAAAAGAAAACTTTATCATTCACGACTTTCAAGAAGGTCCCGCGCCAGTTAAACAATTTTTTGACATAGGCTGGAGTGTAGAATTTGTTGAGCACGTATATGAAAAATATATTCCTAACTACGTAAAGGCAATGCAACAATGTAAAAATGTTATTATGACACATGCAGTTGTAGGACAAACAGGATACCATCATGTTAATTGTCAAAATGCTCCTTACTGGATTGCTAAGATGGCAGAGTACGGATTAATATTAGACGAAGAAAAAACAAAACAATTACGTATTGCGTCAACAATGGGCAAGAAAAAGAAACACAAATTTTTAGAAAAAACTGGAATGTACTTCGTAAATGAAAACCTCTGAACCGTTAATTGTTGCAATAAAAGATGCTTATAGAAACCACCCTATCATCGGCGGCAATAATGTTAAGATAGCCGAGTGGGAAGATAAAGAGCTTATTAACAAAGCTGACATATTTTTACAAAGTAATATCTTAGAACAAAAACGACAAAAGAAGTTAGGACATATATACGAGTTTATACGCTATAGCGGTAAGCCTTATATATGTGCAGAATCTGCCGTGTTTAGAAGAAACATGCCAAACTATCCTGCTCCGCAAGCATATCATCGATTTAGTTGGTGGAGTTATTTCCAAGACGAAGGTGAGTATAATGTTAGTAACTGTCCTTCAGATAGGTGGGAACGAGTACAGCAAGAACAAAATATAGAAATTAAAGAGTGGCAACAACCCGGCGAGGCAATATTAGTAGTATTACAACGCCCCGGTGATAGTAGTTTAAAAAATCTTCTTAAGAAGCACGGAACATACGATGCATTCTTAGCACACACACTAACAGAAATACGCAAGCACACAGATAGAAAAATCATTGTACGTCTACACCCTGCTAGGGTAGAACGACAAATGGAAATTATTAATCGTTGCAGTATAAGTAATTTTGAAATAAGTCAAAATAATTCAGGAGCCGGATTACTAAATGGCGGTGATGGGTTGTACCAAGACTTTCAAAGAGCGTGGGCTGTTGTTGGATTTAATACTAATGCACTAACTGAAAGTGTATGTGAAGGGTTGCCTACGTTTAGCTTATGTCCTAGTTCAATGGCTTGGCCTGTAAGTAATACAAATTTAAACACATTAGAAAATCCAACATTTTTTGATCGAACACGATGGCTACATAATCTTGCGTATTGTCAATGGAATACTAGTGAAATTGCACAAGGGCTTCCGTGGCAACATCTTAAATCACTGTATCCAAAAAAATTAATCAATCCTTATTGCTAGATTAAAGTACGCACATAAATATGTACATGGATATAGTATTAGTAACTGGCGGATTTGATCCGTTACACAGCGGGCATATTGCCTATTTCAAAGAAGCAAAGAAATTAGGCGATCGATTGATCGTTGGCCTAAATTCAGATGAATGGCTTGAGCGTAAAAAGGGCAAAGCATTTATGCCTTGGAATGAGCGCCTATGCATTGTAAACAACTTACAAATGGTAGACGAAGTTTTTACATTTATGGACGATGATGATTCTGCTATAAATTTTATAAAACAAGTTAAAGCACACTATCCCAACGATAAAATAATATTTGCCAATGGCGGCGACCGAACCTCTGAAAACATCCCTGAGATGGCAGTTGAAGGTGTAGAGTTTGTATTTGGTATCGGCGGAGAAAACAAAGCTAACAGTTCAAGCTGGATACTAGAAGAGTGGAAAGCGCCTAAGACTGAAAGAACGTGGGGGTATTATAGAGTGATACACGAATATGATAGACACACTAAAGTAAAAGAGTTAGCAGTGCCGCCGGGTGGCAAGCTATCAATGCAACGGCACCAAGAACGTGCAGAGCATTGGTTTGTTGCAGAGGGATCTGCAACAGTGTACACAATTAACCAAGCAACTGATATTGATTTGCACGGCACATACGCCCAGCATCAAAGTTTACATATACCACAAGGTATGTGGCATCAATTAGCGAATGAAACAGATAAACAGCTAAAACTAGTAGAAATACAGTATGGCACAAACTGCGTGGAGGAAGACATTGAAAGACAACCTAATTAAAATATTTGTAGGCTGGGATAGCAGAGAAGACCTAGCATTTCAAGTATGTCGACAAAGTATACTTGATAGAGCTAAGTTTCCAGATAGTATAGAAATTGTCCCTATTAAAATGCAAGAGATGCGTGATAGAGGACTGTACTGGAGAGATGAAGATAAATTAGCATCCACCGAATTTACATTTACACGCTTTCTTGTACCCGAACTTGCTAACTTTAAAGGTTGGGCAATGTTTTGTGATTGCGACTTTTTATTTAAAAGAGACGTAAGAAACTTGTGGAAAGTTATAGAAGAGAATTTAAATAAAAATTATGCTATGATGTGTGTTCAACATGATTATACACCAACTTTTACAACCAAAATGGACGGCAGGGAACAAACTGTGTATCCAAGAAAAAATTGGTCAAGTATGATGTTATTCAATTGTGAACATCCAAAAAATAGAAAACTTACAAAAGAATTTATTAACAATCCAGATATAGATGGAAAATTTTTACATAGATTTAGTTGGTTAGACGATCAAGATATAGGAAGTTTAAGTCGTGATTGGAATTGGTTAGTAGGTGTTTATAAAGAAGATGGAAAAAACTCACCCGCTGCAATACATTATACAGATGGCGGACCTTGGTTTAAAGATTATAAAACATGTGAATATTCTGGAGACTGGTATCTAGGCGAAAAAAGTTATCTAGCACAAAAGGCAGCAAATGCAAAACATAAACTAACACCTGACATTTGGAAGGTGAATGACGAGAAACAAGAAATTTTAAAATCGGTTCTAAAATATCTAGTAGATCCTGAAGCTAAGTATTACGAAGGCAATACTTGGCAATCAATTACGGAGAAAGTACATAATCATATGGGTAAAATTGTAGCAATTGACACAAGTGAAGTTAATTTTGAAAGAAAGGGCGCTAAGTACGACCCTATTTTAGAAAACTTTGCAATGGGTAGTAATGGCGTAGTAAGCTCATATGGAGACCATTTAGATGACAATACTGATTTAATTATTAGAGGCGTTGGTGGCGGAAGTCGTAAAGCAATAGTCAAGTGCCAAAACTCAGGTAGAACATTCTACACAGTTGACACTGGATACTTTGGTAACTGGAAAAATAAATGGATACACCGTGTTACAAAAAACAATATGCAAAACTGCGGACCAATACTTCAAAGACCAATGGATCGAGCCAAAGCACATGGATATAGATTTCGTAAATTATCACCAGGCAGCAAAATATTACTTGTACCGCCTAGTTTAAAAGCTATGCGACTATTCGGACAACCTGATCCAGAAACCTGGGTCCAACAAGTAACTGCTGAACTTAAAAAGTATACAAGTCGTCCTATAGAAGTTAGACTTAAACCTAATAGAACAGAACGTGTAACAGATAAAACTATGGCTGCAGCACTTGCTGATGATGTTCATTGTCTTGTAACATATAATAGTATTGCTGCTGTCGAAGCATTACAAGCAGGGAAACCAGCTGTTGTGTTAGGTCCAAATGCTGCAAGCGGTATCTGTGAAACTGAATTAAGAAATGTTGATAACCCTAAAATGCCAGATAGAGAAACCCAAGATGCATTTTTTGCTCACCTTGCATATTGTCAATTTGATGTACATGAATTACGTAACGGCTTTGCATGGAGAACTGTAAATGAAAGTAGTAGCATACCAC